CGTTGACGATGTTTGGATTAGCCATGTTCGCTCCTTAGAACCCGAAGATCATCGCCATAGCGATGGATTTACCTGTTGTGATGCCTGCGTTTGGCGTTGATTGCCAAGTCGTGCCGTTGGACGTCAGGACGTTGCCTGTTGAGCCGGGAGCCACCACCTGAAGAGCAGAAGTTCCATTGCCAAGCAAGACGTTGTTGGCCGTCAGAGACGTTGCGCCTGTACCGCCTTGAGCCACCGTGACGGTTGCCGCTTGCTTGATCAGCTTGCCCGTAGTGCCATCGAAGGCCACCAGAGCACTGTCTGTTGCACTGCCGGGGCCTACAACGTCACCAGCAGCGCCAGCGGAAGACGCCAGCAGCTTGACAGTGCCAGCCGAGTTCTTGAAGTACAGCTTCTCGTCCAGCGTGTTGATGGCAAGTTCGCCGTCAGCCAAATTGCCAGCCGTGGGAGCCGCAGCCGCCGTGGACGTGCGGTAAAGTTGAATTGGGGTAAAACCTGTTGCAGCCATTAGAAGGTGCCTCCGTTGATGCTTGCGGTCAGCGCATTGGTTGATGGATTGTAAGTAATGCCAGCGTCAACTCCAAGGGCTTGATTCCCGGATGTAGAAGCCGCAACAAACGGGATGAAGAAGTTGGCGTTCGTGGCGGTTGCCGTGGTTGCCACGTTCGTTGCATTTGTGGCTGTGGTGGCCGTCGCTGCGCTTCCGCCAATCGACAAACCGCTGGCAGTTCCCGTAAGACCTGTTCCGGGGCCGTTAAATTGAGTTGTCGCAGTGATCGTTGTGCCGCGCACCGTGGATGCGGTTGTCGCGCCAACCGAGGCCCCATTGATTGTCCCGCCAGTAATCGCCACTGAGTTGGCCGCTTGGGTCGACATTGTCCCCAGACCTGTGATGGCCGTATTGGGAATTGTTGTCGAGGCGGTCATCGTGCCAGTGCCGTTGCCGTACACGTAGCCGGTGAGCGTTGTGGCCCCCGTCCCGCCGTTTGACGGCACAAGAGTCCCAGCAAGGGTGATCGTGCCGGATACCGTGACAGGACCACCAGAGGTCGTCAATCCGGTCGTTCCGCCAGACACGTCCACACTCTGCACGGTGCCGCCAGCGGAAGGCGTTGCGGAGATCAAAATGCCGCCGGCGGTGTTCGTGATGCTGACGTTTGTGCCTGCCGTCAAAGTCGCCAGCGAGTAACCCGTCCCGTTGCCGATTGCCAACTGACCATTTGACGGCGTCGCGGTTAAGCCTGTACCGCCATAAGACGGGGAGATTGCCGTTCCATTCCAGACGCCAGCGGCCAATGTCCCAACGCCAGTGATGCCGGTGTAGGAGCCGCTGATTCGGCCTGTTGGCAAGGTGCCTGAGCTGATGTTGGCAGCGTTCGTTGTGTCTGTCGTTGCAGATGCGGCAAGGCCCGATACAGCGCCAGATGCAATGGCGATTGAGGTGTTGGTGACAGATGTGACCCTGCCATAAGTGTCAACAGCGAAGACAGGAACCTGTGAGGCCGAGCCATAGGTTGCAGCGGCCACGCCAGAGGTTGCCAGCGCAATCGTGACCGGTGACGAGCCATCGTAGCTGGTGCCCGTCAGCCCGCCATTTATGGTCAGCGCATTTGTTGCTGTGGCGGTGACTGTCGCAGATCCACCCAAAGAGATGGACGTGCCGTTGACTGTCACCGCGCTGTTTTGCAGTTGCGCGTTTGTCACAGCCCCAGAGGTGATCTGGTTTGCGTTGATCGCAATTGCGGTGTTGCTGGCGCTGGTGACCTGACCCTGAGCGTTGATTGCCAAAGTTGGGACGCTGGATGCCGTACCGTAGCTGGACGCAGTCACCCCGGTGTTGGTGATGCTGAACTGAGTTCCTGAAAGGGTCAGGCCAGTCCCTGCCGAGTAAATCTGCGCAGAAGAGATCTGGGCAAACGTGATGTTGGTCGTGCCAAAAACAATCACGCCCGCAGTGTTGCATGTGTAGGACTCACCAGCTCCAGTTGCGCCCTGTTGGACGAAAACAGTGGAGCCTTCGCTCAAGCCAGTTGCGCTGCTGATGACGTAGGTGTTCGCGTCACTTGATCGAGTCATAACCCAATTGGTCGAGCCAGATCCAACGCTGGTGACCACATAGATGCCGTTTTGCGTCTGGTTGGTCTGCTGGTATATCAGCACTCGATCATTGACGGACAAAGTCACGCCATCAATCACCAACGCAACTTGAGTGCCTGCGTTTGTCAGCGTGGCCCCAACTCCGGCAGTGCCGTTGTTGTACGTGGCGTTGAGGTTAATTGGAGACTCAACACGAACGGGCTGGTGGAAGTGAATGCCACTTGCGATCAATCCATCAACGTAGGTCTTGTTGACGATGTCGGTTGCATTGACAGGCGTGGTGCTGATCGTGCCAGTGGTGGTAGTCACCGATGTGAACGTGCCAGCAGCAGCCGTGGATGCCCCAATCGTTGTGCCGTTGATCGAGCCGCCAGTGATCGCCACGTTGTTGGCGTCTTGTGCTGACAGCGTGCCAAGTCCAGAGACCTGAGCGCTGGAGATTGCGATGTTTGACTCAGACAGCGCGGTGAGCTGACCTCTTGAGTTGACAGTCGCGGACAAAGTCTTGCTGGCACCACCGAAAGACCCAGCCGTCACGCCGGTATCAATGATGCTGATGGTGACTGGCGTGGAGCCGTTATAACTGGTCCCGCTCAGTCCGCCGTCAATGGTCAGCACGCCGGGGCTTGCTGCGGTGATCGTTGCAGATCCACCCAGCGAGATTGAAGTCCCGTTCACGGTCAGCGAACTGTTCTCCAACTGTGCATTGCTCACAGTCCCACTCAGGTCCGTGGTCGGGACTGTCGGGCTTGCCGTCATCTCGGCTGTGCCGTTGCCCTTGACATACCCGGTCAAGGAACTTGCGCCGGTGCCCCCGCTGGACGCATTCAGCACACCACCAAGGGTGATGGGGCCGGTTGTGGGCGATGCCGGCGTCAGGCCTGTGCCGCCAGCACTGAAACTGTCGACGCCAGCACCAAGGGCGAATGACAGCCAGTCAGCGCCATTGAAGCCATCAAACGATGAGGTGTCGGTGTTGAATCGGAGCTGCCCGGGCACACCAACGGGCTGCTGGGCATTTGTGCCCACCGGCACAATCACGCCACCTGTCCCGGGGAGTGTCGCGTCATCGACTATGCTGATTGTCGGATTTCCGCCGCCGTTTCCGTCAGCCACGAAGATTTGACCAGCAGTCCCGGCAATCTGTCTGCCTGCAATGGTGGTTCCATTCACAATCGCCAGCATGCCAGTGCCGCCCATATTGGCGATTGCAGCCGCGATGCCGGTCAACTGGAAGGTGGGGTTGCCGCCAGTGCCGTCACCGTTTGAAACGCCGATGCCGTTGCCCGAAGTTTCGAGCGTCCTAGCAATGACCGTGCTGGCGCTGTTTTTGACAATGATGCCGCCGGCAGCAGTCTCAAGGCTCCCAGAAGTTGCGTTGAGCGAGATCCGATAGAAGGATGTTGCACCGCCGTCAGTCAAGCCCAACCCTGTTCCCGTAGACAGATAGCGGCTGTTGGGCAGCGTGAACTCCTGATTCTGGGTCAGGAAGGTCTGGTTTTGCGATGGGCTTGCAGAGATGGCCGCAGTCGTGGTTTTGAAGGTGCCACCGTTTTGAACGATGGGCACCAACTCATTGCCAATAATAGGACCGGCATCTGGAAGTTGGGAGATGGTCTGATTAGCCATTGTCTTTCTTCGTTGCGATGCTGTTCAAGTTGCCGCTGTCCTCGGGGATTTGCGTGTTCCCCTCGGTGGAAATTGTGAAGTCCTGCTCGTTCGTTGTCACCAGATCATTCTGGTTAATCGCAACAGAAACATCTGGCCGGGGAAACCTGAGGTTGATCCGCTCAGTCTTGCGTGCAGGCAGGCGGTACGGGTCGATTTGGTCGGCGCAACCCTGCTGGCAGACCTTCAGCCCGGGAAAGTTCGGATCTGACATCTGCTCGTCCATGGCACGCTTCATCCTGCATCTGTCGCAGATGAAAATTGCCAGCGAAGCGTTGCCTAGGGTGTCAAGGAACATGCCCATGAATCACCTCGTGTACACACCGATGTTGGGAGCAAAATAAATGGGGCTACGGTCGCGCTCTTCAGCCTCAGCCAAGGCCAGATACTTCTCCGCCTGCGCCTCAAGGTACTGAATGCGGGCCATATCGACCTGCGGAAGCTCCATCGCCATCTGGTGGGCCAGCATGTTGATCACAGCCAGATACCAACGCTGGGGGATCTGCAATTCGTTGGTCAAATCGCCTACATCCATGACCTGCTTGCTGTACCAGACCTTCCTGACCCAGAATCAGGAGTTCACGCTGCCCAACAGCCGCTATCTGTCTACGGGAACAGGGTTGGGCTTGA